AATATTAGAACGTGGGCGAGCTAAGCTCCGGCGTAGCTAAGGCTGCTGCGTAGCGTAGTGGTTTCTACCCTCCCAGGGGTACACACCGCCGCGCGTGTCGGAAAATTCGACTCCGATCACCGGGAAATTGCATTAGAGGCCAAAATAGGAGAGAGAATGTTCACTTTTTCAGCGCACTTCGACGCGCCTCAAAGACATAGAAACAGGGGTATTTTAGGAAAGCATATTTTGAGACTCCAATTGCCCCCCAATTGTATCCCAATATATTGGGGTACAAATTACCTATTGGTGTACACCCTTTTTACCTCCTTTTATCCATTTACCATTTACTGCGCGGTAAATGGTAAAAAACGCAGAGTCACCTTCAGACGTCACCGTTTCAGGTTCCTAATTTCTTATTTCTTTTTTTATCCCCTCTCTAACGATGACGTTTTCGAGTTTTATTTTTTTTTATTTTCTTCTTCTCTTTTCTAGGGTTTCTTTGTTTCGGGTCACTGCGCTTCCATTTTCTTTCTTGGATTATAGTTATTTCTTTTCTTTCGTTTTCTTCCCTTTTCAGTTCAGTCTACGTTTTTCTTATCCTTTTTCTTGTTCTAATGTGTATGTATTTATACGTACACACTCATGTATGTTTCAGGTCACCATCAAAACACATAAAAAACATCTCCGTCATCAATTTATCACTTTAATTCACAATCACATGATAATAGATCACTTACAACCACATAACAACACTAAATATCTAACGTTTAGGTCTATAAATACAAACATTATGATATACTTAATGAAAAAGGAAATATGACGAGGAGCGGAACAAACATGCAGGGAGTCAGGTTCACAGTTGACGTTCGCATCATGGACAACGTGAAGATCTTCATTCACATGAGGCTAGTATCCACCAAGTCACCAACGCTCATAAAGTATGAAGGGATCGTCAAGTACACATACGGAAACATGCACGTTCCATTCGACTTCAACGGCTTTGAAGGGAATATCATAGCCAATTTTCTATTCGCATACAACGGAGCAAAGATACAAGAGATCGAGATAGAAGACATAGTTCATAGACTAGATATAATTGTACTTGAAAACCCAGAGATATTGGGAATGGATGTAATCGAACCGTACGTATTCAATAAGAAATTCACCGTTTAATTTCCAAACACAAACCAGCAATGCATATTCAACACACATATCATTAACAACATAAACGGACCTAACATCCAACAGACCAACTTCAACGGCCCAAAGACTTTCAAGCCCATTAAATTAGCCCAATTAGAAGTCAAATCCAGTTAAGCCAAGCAGTGGAGCCCACCCAGGGACTCCGGAAATTCGCTCGCCCACGGT